CCAGTGTTTGCTGGATGGAATAGTGGCGGGGGGTTTTGTTGATATATATTGTTTTCTTTTCTAAATGTTAATGAGGTAATAATCAGCGCGGATGAAGTCTTTAAACTCAGATACCATGTGCTGTTGGAGCCTTCTCCACCATACTAAGGAAAGTCTGTGCCTAGTGCCCAGACAAGCCATATAATTATGGTTCCTGTATTCTCAGGTTGCTAATGACGTGGCTAGTCCACAATCTTATAGCGTTGGTTTTTGGCTGGCTTCTGCCGAAACATATTGGCAACACTGCTCCCAATAAAGGGAATAGCAGATGACGCGACGTCTAGTAGTGCTTCCCGAGCAAAGGACCCTAACCGCTGGAACATTGATGGTGCTCCGTCGGTATGGACCCCGTGATGCTTGGAATGCACAACGGATGCAGTTTGTAGTAGCTTTGGGTCCGATGCTCGTCCTGGTTTAGCTAGAGATCCTACCACGGATCCCAGCTCGACCAGGCATTCTAAGTTGAATGTGACTTCAACAGAGAAAGCATTGGTTACACTACCCTGTGCACCGTAAATCAAGACGGCAAGGTTGTTATAGTTGGCAGCAAGTGAGTCAATGTCTACGTACTCTTTCCACGTGGTGCCTTGCGGCTTTGCAATCCAATGGATGTCGGCTTGAGAGACTGCAACATTGTTAACAGTTTCCCAAAACCCACCATCGAGAATAACTCCATTGGGGAGTTTTTCTGGTGTTGTGATGATTCGGATTGCACCACCTTGTTCGGTGGGTCGCGTGATGGGGAATACGCGCACACCCAGACTGACGATGCGATACTTAGAAAACGCTGCAGCAGTAGCTGCATAGTCATTCATAGCAAAGCCCGAGCCCCAGGTAGTTACCGTGGGGCCAGACATCGTCGACGCCGAGCGAAAGCAATCAATAATTACCGGAGCAATCGTGAAAGCAGTCTCACCAGCCGCACTTGTCCCCACCGTAAAAGTAGATCGAAGCGTTACTGGCACACTAGGCGCAGAATCGTCGTCAGGGATGCGAGTACCCCGAGCAGCGTCATGAAACGGGTTAGTAAGGGCTTCAACTTTGTTAGTTGACATACCCTTAAGTGAAATCCCGCCGCGGCCCTGCTTAGTAGGGACATTGTACTTGTAGTTCGCCGGTTTACTTCCTTTCTTCGGCATTTTGAAAATCCTATGAAGATGACACTTGTTATTTTGTTTTGTTTGATGTTGCTGTGTGTCGTTGAATTTTATTAGAGGTTGATTGATGTAAAAGTAATTGATGATAAGATATCAACCTGTACGGCGGTGGTCGTAATATGAGAAATAGTAGTGATTAAGTCCTGTTCAATGGCAATTTGATCGTCAGGTGAGATGCCATACGCACGGTGGAAAGACTCCCGAGCAACCGAAGTTGGTTCAGCAATCACGGTATCCATCCCGCGTGCAAGAAATTGCATTCCCGTAGAAAATTCCTGTTCTTCTTGGGGGCGGTCTACCATCGAAGGGTAGAACCGCCAAAAGAGGGGCATATCACCAGCCAGTGCAATACCGCACCAGCCAATGGCCGACCTCAATTCAC